GGCATCTTCAAACATAATGTAGGGTTCACCAGTTTCAACACGATTTTGAATCAGTTTTACCCAAAGTGCTTTCGCAGCAACGGTTTTAGTAACTTTTCCTGAATGTGGGTCAATCAAATCCCAGCTGTCGTCGAAACCTGCTTCAGTCGTTGCTTGCGCAATGAGCTTCATGAACTTGTCAGGAATGACCACAGCATGATGCAGATTAGTGGACTTACGATTAATATCTCCGCCAGTGGGCTTTCGCACATCAAGAAACTCTTCAATCTCTGGATGAGAAATATGTAAATACGCTGCATAAGAACCCCTTCTAGTTACCCCTTGAGAGAAAGCGAGCATCTCGGCGTCAACTACCTTCATAAAAGGAATCACACCAGTACTCTCACTTCCATTACTTGTGCGAGAACCTACAGAGCGAACGTCACTCCAGCTTCCGCCAATACCGCCACCAACGGAGGACAAATAAGCGTTCTCCGTGTAGTGGTCGGTGAGCCCTCCTCGGCTATCTTCAATATAGTTCAGAAAGCACGAGATAGGCAATCCACGGGTTGTTCCGCCGTTTGACAGAACTGGCGTGGAAAACATAAACCATAGATTACTTGCATAATCATACAGACGTTGTGCGTGCGCTTCGTCATCGGCAAAGGCTTTCGCCGCACGTGCGAAGGCGTCTTGAGGCGAGAGTTCATTCTCAACCAAGTATCTATCTTCGAGAGTCTGTATCCCGAACTTTGACAGTAACCTGTCTCTACCATAATCAACCATCATACATGTATTCCTCAATACGGTCGTCTATCTCTTCTAGACTATGCCCAGGATATGCAATCGCTTCTTCACAGTACGACATCAGATCCATCATTCGATAATTTTGTAGTATCAAATCTTCACTTTCATTAATTGCTTGAATATACTTATACTTTCCTTCGAGTGGAATATTGTCGTAGATATCGAACGCAGTTCCATACTCGTGAATCAAGTCCGTAGCGCGCTTGGGTCCGATGCCTGGAATACCAGCTATATTGTCACCCTTATCGCCTGTTAGAACCTTGAAACTAATATATTCTTCTCGCGGAAAGTCAAAAAATTCTTCCCAGTTAAACACTGTAGTTTCTTTTCGTGTCACGGTAGAGAATCGAGATACATTGTCATTGACAAGAAGATCCCAGTCTCGGTCACTTGATATAAGCCAAATGTCCTCAATACCGTGTTTTTCTCGATGGCGAACTACATACGCCGCAATATCGTCTGCTTCAACTTGATAGTAGCGAAGCACTAAAAACTTCTCACCAAGAGTACGAAGAGTTCTTTCATATTCCTGAAAAAACATCTCCATCTCTTCTTTTTCTTTCTCAGTCTGGTCTTTATACCTTTCTTTTCGATTTTCTTTGTAATCTGGGCAGATTTCTTTTCGCCACTTACTGTTTCCCCAATCGGCAGCAATAATAATCTTACTGCACTCATAGGAATGTGCCAGACTTTCAACAGTTCGTAGATAATCAAACTCGAAATCCAACTTACCCTGATGTTTCCAGCGAAATGCAATATTCATTCCGTCTACAATAAGAACATTCTTATTGGGTTCCATCATCTGTTCTTTAAAACTAACCACCTACAAACTCCACTTTTTCGTTTTGTAACCACTCTTCTGCGAGTAGTACATAGCAATCGAGCCAGTTTACATACATATACTTGCAGTTCTTTGGCTCAATCGTAGTTGCTACAAACACTTTCGACCGTGAATATTTGAAAAAGAGTAAAGGTTGCTGTAACTTTAGCTCAGCTTGCTTTACAATCTTGTCCCACCACTGTAAAAAGTAGTTTGTTTTATTTGTAAAAATCTTGTCAGTGAGAGGAGACTTTTCATAGTTTTTTACTTCAATACAAAAAAGATTCTTTGCATCTGGAACGTAAAGGTCTCCTTTTAAGTAAGACAGAGCGCCCGAACTGGGCACTCTCTCAAACTGTAGACCTGTAGCGTCGCGAAGCATATCTCTTACAAGATACTCTCCTCTCTGACCTTTTGCTCTTGAATCGACCATTATGCTACTAACCTACTTATATTTGACTGCTTTTGAACTTCTACTTTCTCAAGAAGCGGATGAGACCATCCGTGATTTACGAGATAAGTGTTCAGTTCTTCTTCTAATAGAACTTCTACAAGCCTTTCTTTTCCTACTTCGTCAAGAACAGTCATTACTTCGTCAAGAAACAGAACATTGATACGGCTCGAAGATAAACTACTCATTAGGCGACGAATCGCTAAAAGAGTAGCAGTATTTACTCGTGCCAGTTCTCCACTCGAAAGTGCGAGAATATCAATAATGTTTCCGTTATCTGTAATTTCAACATTCAACTTATCATTGTTGACTGCAAAATTCAGAGTAAAACGACCGTCTGAAAGTTCTGCGAGGTATTCGCTTGTTAATTCTTCCAGTTCTTTCACAAGATTTTCGATCTTGTATGCTATCAGTCCGTTCGTACTGAACGCTTTTTTGAGAATTTCAAGATTTCCACGCTTCTTCGAGATATCGGCGTGTCTTTCAGAAACTTCTGCAAGTTGTTCTTCAAACTCTGTAGTTTGTTCAGTAACAACCTGAATTCGAGCATTGTGAGCAGAACGGCTTTCGTTCTCCTTTTGTATTTTCGCGATTTCAGACTTTTGGTCTTCAAGTCGTGCTCGAACTTCTGAGAGACGCAGACGAAGAGTTTCTTCATCCACAAGCTCGGCAGGAAGCGAACTATCGACGGAGCGATACAAATCTTCCCACTCTTTCTGTCTTTCAGACTTTAGGCGAAACTTCTTGTTGTTTTCTTGAATTTCTTCAATTTTCTTCTGGATATCATTTTGTTTGTCTTGTCCGATTTTAATCTTTTCTTTCTCTTCCGAGATATGTTTCTCTTTAAAATCTTCGTCAACGGGTTGTTCGCACGTAGGACATACATTTTCCAGACTCTCCATCTTTTTGATGATTTTTTGTGAGAGACCGATTGACCCCGCTATAGCCCCGACTTCGGACTGCAAATCATCATACGAAAGTATTTCTGTAGCGTCAATTGCATTAATTTCGCTAATATTAATCTCTTTCAGTAATTTTTTATACTGATTATTTTGTGAGATTTGTCGATTCGTTGATGAAATATTTTTAATTTCAGCCATCAGACTACTGGCTTGCTCCTCATCTTCTTCCGAGATTTTCGGAAGATTTACAAGTTCTCGTGGGGTAGTATCGGTCAATCGATTATTTTCCAACCATTTTTCGATGGTGGATATACGACCTTCGAGATTTGAAAATTCTTGTTCTACCTCTCTTGAGGCTTCTTTAAAAATTTCAAACAGGTTTACATACTTCTCAAGCCCGAGCAAGTCGATGAGAAACTTTTTTCGATTTGCATCGGTCGCTGTCAGAAAGTTTAAACTTGCGTTTGTATTCTGGTAGACAACCTGAGAGAATGTCTTGAAATCAATTCCAAGCACTTCCTGTATAGTTTTATAGGTATTGGTAGCCGTGTGACTACCAATGTCTTCCCCATTCTTTAGAAATTTTACTTTCAAAGAAGATTTTCTCTGAAGGTCAATTTCATACTCATCTTGTCCCTTTGAGAAAGAGATATAGATTGAGTATCCAGCGTTTAACTCTCGATTGGGAATATCTGCTTTTTTAATTCCTTTCGAGTTCTTGTTAAACAGCACTTCTTCGAGTATTAGAGGGATTGAAGACTTACCGACCCCGTTACTGCCCAGAATCTGAGTCAGTTTCGTGGAGGATAAATCAAGTTCATTGTCCTCTCCATACGAGAAACAATTACTCCACTTCAAGGTTTTTAGCGTAATCATTAAATATTCCTACTATGTCTGGTATTTTATCTTCATTTATTTCTAACACGTAGAGAAGGTACTCTACAAGCTCTTCTCCAATGGTTAATTCTTTATCGAGAACTAGCGTAGCCTCAGAACTTCGTCTCACTACTTTCTTATCAAGAAGCTCTGTAGAGCTTACTTTCGCAAGATCGCCCAGATCCCCTTCGAGTTCGTAGATTACGTGGTCATAAAGACCTGTAGTCATCTCGGAAGGGTCTGAGACGGTCTTACGGAGTAACTGTGGAAGTTCCAGCTTCTCCCAATGCCATTCCCAGTCCGCGTCTGTTATCATTAGCACTCCCGTTTCCACCTTTGACCGATGAAAACTCGTAGTCATAGGACTACCAGGATATACTATGTTTTTCTGGCAGTTGGAATGCGAGTGCAGATCCCCCGCAAACACTACTGGAAACCGGCTAAAGCGATCCAAATCGACCTCTGGAGTGACGTGAGGTGGAATTTCTCCACGAACGTGCGTGAATACTGGAAAATCCTTGTTTAGCATCTCTATCGAGTTTTTCTTGTGTAAATCACAATAAGGCAAAATGCTAAACCCTCTTTCGTCCTCGTATGCCTCATCAATTACGGTTACTTTAGGGTTAATAGAAGCTGTAACTTCCTTCAAAGCGGTAAAGAAGGTTTTATTCTTCTTCGTAGCTTCGTGATTACCGTCGTAAATCAGTGTTTCAATCTCACACTTCTTTACGAATGCAAAATATAATTCTAATTCCTCTATTGTTGGTACTCTGTCGAACAGGTCGCCGCCTATAATATGCACATCTGCATCTTCTTCCAGTAAATGAATCTGGTGAAAGAACGTATCATAGCGAGCACGCGCCCAGTTAATGGGCACGTTTTTCTGACCTAACTTAATATGCCAATCGGCAGAGAATAGAATATTCATTATGCAACGTCGAACTCGTCCTCAATGGATTCATCGGTGTTCTCGTCTGCACCAGCTCCACCAGCCATAATTCGCTCAAGAAGCTCCTTCTGTGCGTCGGGAGTGGGACGAGGAAGTAGTTCGTCAATAGGTGTTGCACTAGCCACAACTGCCTGCTCTTCGTCGGAGAGAGGACGAATACCTTTTTGGCACTTCAGAGTTTGAAGAGTGTATTCGACGTTGTAGACATTGGGACCATTCTTGGTGCGCTTGAAGTGGATATCCCAACCGTTTTCAAGGTCGGTGGGGTCGCCCAAGTCTTCAGCAGCTACAAGAATCTGGTCCATCAACTTCTTCTTGAGATTGAATACTTTTGCTTTGCCGTCGGTGGGGTCGATGCACTGTACAGAGTAGGACCAGCCACACTTGAGGTCGGGATAATACTCACGAACCCAGTCTTTT